GCTAGAACATTAGAGAATAATACACAAACAATTAAAAACAATGTGGCATTGGCAAAACTTCGTGAATTGAAGCAACAATCTTCTACGGGTGCTTCTGGTCTTGGCGCATTAAACATGAAAGAGTTTGATGCCATTCAAGGGATTATTGCAAGTCTTGACCCTAAATCTGCCAATTACGCAAGTGACTTGAGTAAGGTAGACGCATTCTTTGCTAGAGCAGAAGATTTGATGATAAAACAATCTGGCAGAGCCTAAAAAGACCTTGGTGCTGGCGCTGGCGCTGGTTCTAGTGACGAAGCAAAAATTCAAAGATTCATTGACTTTAATGGTGGAAAGCCATCAAGACAACAAGCAATAGACGCTCTTAAAAAGTCTGGTGTAATCAAGATAACCAAGTAAAGGTCAAGTCATGGCAACTCAGCGTCCAAAAACAAATGTAGAAGCACAGCAACTTATTAATCAACAAATGGATGCTGTACGTCCTTTGTTGCGTAGAGCTATTGCTTCTGGTGATAAAGCCGCTATTGAAAAGTATAGCGATGAAATGACTCGTCTTAATAGGATGATGCAAGCCACTGCCGAAATTAATGTTGGTGGTGTCAATATACCTATTGGTCAAATTGGCTCTGGTTTGCAATCTGGTATTTCTGGTTTATTTACTGCAATCCCAGATATTGCTATTGCTGGTTACAACTATTTAAAACCAACACCATATCAAAATTTATCTGGATTGATAACTGGACAGCAACCACAAAAAGAACAAACTCCATCTTTAGGTGAATTGGCTACAAAATATCTTGGCATTCAAAACGAACCATCTTCAGATGAATCTGCTTATGCCTTTAGGATTTCTCAAGGAGCAGGAAGTGCCGCAATACCTAGTCAAGGCGCTAAAGGACTATTGCTTGGTACTGGTCTTAGTGCTGGTGACGTAGCTGTTTCTAAAGCAACTGGATTGCCAGAAGGCTTAGTTTCTGGTGGCTATGCCGTTGGAAATCTTACTCGTTCTGGATTTAAGGGAGTAAAGGAATTTAGAGAAAGCCGTAAATTTGAACAGTTCTTAAAAGACAATGTTCCTGTTGAAGGACAAAATGTCTTTAGGCAATTCATGTTGCGTGGACAAGGCTCAGATAGTCCCATTGTTTCTGCCGCTATTCAAAAGTTACGCTCACAACCAGAATATGCAGAGTTGTTTGCTAAGTTTGACCAAGCCGCTTCTGATTTTGCCACTAAAGGAATGACCCCTGCAACTCGTGTTAGCAGTAAAAAAGAAGCTACAGAAGCCATTGCTACTCGTGTTCAGCGTGAACTTGAAGGAATGAAGCAAAAGCGTTCTGATGCTGGTGGTCGTATCTTTGAACAAGCAAAAGGATATGGTGCTGACAATCCTTTGGTTGACCCAACTCAAACTATAAAAAACATTGATGAATTGATTGGCAGATATAGCGCAAAATCAACTCCTAACGCTGATAGAGCTGTTCAAGTATTGCAGTCAATTAAAGATCGTCTGAATACTGGTAATGTGTTGAATCCTGAACAAGCCGCATTTTCTGGTGTTGCTGGTACTGTTCAATTAACACCTAAACGCACAATTGACCAAGTTCAAGGGGTTTTGTCAGAGTTTGGCAAGAAAGCAACTACTGGTGATAGTCTTATAAAAGACTTGGCTATTTCTGATGAAAAGATCATCAGTGCCGCTATTTTTGGCGGCATGAAAGATGATGTTAACAATGCTCTGAAAACCGCAAATGGCTCAGACATTACTGCATTAAAGTTGTTGAATCTTGGTCGAAAACAAGTTAAAGATGCGTCTGATGCTTATAACGACACTATTGCACAAGGAATGCCGTCATTCTTAAAAGATAAGCCTTTGTCTGCTATATCTTATGAAGACCTGTTCAACAATTACAAGGGTTTGAATGAATATCAACGAGCAAAAGTTCGTTCTTTTGTTGGAGACACAGATCAAGAAGCATTGAATTTCCTTGACAGAAATATCTTCCAAGACTTTGTTAAGTCTGCTCAAGGAAAGAATGATGCTGGTGTTCTAACTACAGACTTAGAAAAACTTGCTACAAACTGGAAAACTCTTGGCGACAATGAGAAGGCTTCTTTGGTTACTGCTCTTGGGGTAAATGCAAAAGAGTTTGACCAACGAATGAATGATGCCTTAGTCTTCACAAGGCGCATGAAAGTTTCTCAACCTAGCCAAGCAGATCAGGCATTGGTTGATAGTCAGTTGCAACGTGGTATATCCGCTGGTGCTGGTGCTGGTTTAGGGTATCAATTCTCTAAAGGAGTTGATGTTACTTTGACCGCAATGAATGAATTATTGCGTAAACAAGGATTTACTGATGAACAGTTGATGCGTGTTCTTCTTACTCCAGAGGGTGCTAATTTTTTACGTCAAGGAGCTTTGACTGGTTCTTCTGCAAAAACATTAGAAGCATTAACAAATGTTCCTACAGCTTTGCAAGAAGGTTCTACTGGATTTAGTGCATTGAGTAGGTTGGTTTCACCTCAACAAGAGATTATTAATCAACCAACTACTACTCAAAAACCTCAAGCAACTGAAAATCAATTTCAAATTCCACCCGATTTACAACAAGAGACTGAGCAACCTATTCAAGATCAGCAATTTCAAATGCCTCCTGATTTGGTTCAACAACCATCTGCCAATGAATTGACTAGCGAAGACCAAAACCAGATTTTGAACTTTCTAGGAGCATCTCCAAAACCAAGTCGTATGTCTGGCATAAATCCTCAATTGCAAATGCGTTAAGGACACAAAATTGACCCAATCTCTATTTGTCTTCTTGCGGCTGGCTTGGTCAAAAACATCCAAGCTGGCTGTGACCTTTACAAGCAAGCTAAAGAGTCTTTTGTTGAAATTAGGAACACTGCTAATGAAGTTGTTGCCATTGGCAAAGAGGTTAAAGGAATTTGGGGTACGCTTCTTGGATTCTTTGGCAATAAACCTAAACCTCAAGTTGCAAAGCCTGTTGGAAAGCCTAAAAAATCTGACTACGTTGCTGTTGACGAAACTCAAGTCAAAGCTGACATCGTTAAGAACCTGACTGAGTTTTTCAAGCTACAGGAGCAGTTAGAAGCGCATATCAGGGATTCAGAGGAGAAGGCTAGGACTGTAGTTTTCTCTGATGATGTTAACTTGATGGAAGAAGCCTTAAACAGGGTTTTGGCGCAACAAGAGATGGAGAGGTTGGTAGTTCAGATACGAGAGTGCATGGTCTACCAATCTCCCCCTGAGATGGGTGCTTTGTATTCAGAAGTGTTCAGCATGAGAGACATCATTGCTGGAGAGCAAGCAAAAGCAAGGAAGAAGCGGGATGCAGAAGCATGGCTACGAAAGGAAAGGGAGCGACTCCTAGCAGAAAAACAAGCATACCTGTTGGTAGCTTTCCTGTTCCTCCTTTACCTATGGATGCTAATAGGTCTGGTAAGCAAGATTGGGAGAACGTAGTGGGATGGATTGCCGCTTGTGTTCTTGTCGTATTGTTGTTACCAATTTTGGGCATGATGTACATAGATGTACTGCAAGCCAAGCATGAAGCTAAACAGCAAGTAGAGAAGGTCGAGAAACTCACAAGACAAATTGAACAGAAAGAAAGAGAGAAGCAGAAATGAACATTTACTGTATTTGGGGTTTGTCAATCATGTTGGTTTTGCTGACAGGTTGTGAAGACCGCTACCGCTACCCTTGCCAAGACCCATTGAATTGGTCTAGTGCTGAATGCAAACCCCCTATTTGTACCGCCGCTGGTACTTGCCCCGATATGTTAGTTAAACCCGAAAAGGAGAAAAAGTGATGCCCACCATTGGATATAAACCTAACAACCGCCTGACTGCTGATGAGATTGAAGTCAGAGTATGGGCATTCGTTATCGTGGTCTTGGTGACCATTCTGTTGGCCTCTATGGGTATGTTTCTGTACTCAGTGTCTTTTGTCACACAGCCTATGAACGGCAGCATGGCGGCAATCGACAAGGTTTACACCCAACAGATCAGCACCATCATGGTCTTCATCACCGGTGTACTTGGTGGTGTTGCTGGTCGTTCTGGAGTCAAGGCGATAGCTAATGCCAGCGCCAAGGCTGAAGCAACTGACAATGACCCACCCGCACCATGAGTCTGTTTAATCCTTGGGTGCTTCTAGGCATCCTGATGGCGGTGATTGGTTCGTTTGGTGGCGGTTATCTCAAGGGGTCAAATGATGAGGTGACTCGTCAGCAACTTGAGATTGCCGCCCTGAATGCCCAAGCTAGGGAAAAGGAAAAAGCCCTCATAGCCGCTGTTCAGACTCAATCCAGAAAACTTCAAAAGGCAAATCAAGATGCAAAACTTGCTCAACAAAAGCGCAATGCTGACATTGACTCTGGCGCTCTCAAGTTGCGGCTTCCTGTCAAAACCCCCGTCTGCCCCGTACATACCCCCACAGATACCGAGCCTACCGGAAGACCTGACACCGGAACAGCCGAGATTCACCCAGAAACTTCTAGAGCTATTCTCGCCATCGGAGATGAAGCAGACACCACAGTCAGAAAACTCAATGCCTGCCTCGCCATCTACAACCAAGTAAGGGAAATGATTAACGAAAAGAAATAAAAAATTTATGGTGGGTTTGTTTATGTTGCAAGTAAACTTTATAGGCTTCTTCAGCAGAATCAAACCTACCTAATTGTTTTTTAATTTTATCAATGCGAATTGCGGCAACCCATTTTTTATAAGTTTTGCACCAATGGACACCGACAAAACCAGATTTATTTTTAGTATTTGGTTTTTTTATATTTTGTTGATTTTC